AGCCTTATACTTCTTAGGTTTTCTTAAATTTCTTCCCGATGATCTTTCTAATAAGATTGTTGCTTTATTATTAAGTAAGATAGGATTATAATATATGTTAGATATTTTAAGTGGTGGTATTCTAGGATCACTCTTTGGAGGTATCTTTAGACTAGCCCCTGAAGTCCTCAAGTGGTTAGATAAGAAAGATGAACGTGTACATGAGCTTAATATGTTTAAGTTTCAGTGTGACTTGGAAGCTCAACGTGGTCAACAGAAGTTAGCTGAGATTGGTGCTCAACGTGAAGCCGCTATTGATGTTGGTGTTATGGGTGCTTTCCAGTCTGCTATTGAACAACAAACAGAAATGGTTAAAGCCGCTGGTGGTGGTTTTGTAGCCGCATTGTCAGCCTCAGTACGACCCGTAGTAACATACTGGATCTTAGCACTATGGTCTTTTGTTCATGTATGGTTAGCCTACAACTCATGGGTTAGCGGTATGCCTCCAGTAGAAGTATTCAAGGTAATGATGTCAGCAGACTTTGCGGCTCTTGTCTCTGGTACTCTTAACTATTGGTTCCTTGATCGTACACTAAGCAAACGTGGACTATGAACTTAACTATAGCCGCAGACTTGTGTAAACACTTTGAAGGCTTTAGTTCTAAGCCTTATATGTGTCCTGCTAATGTAGCTACTATTGGCTACGGCAGTACATACTATGCTGACGGTAGGAAAGTAACGCTTCAGGATCCTCCTATGAGTGAACCTGAGGCTTACAAACTACTACTTGCAGAATTACATCATACCTATTTGCCGGGTGCTCTTAGGTATTGTCCTGTGCTAGCCACAGATGAAAAGAAATTAAATGCCATTGTTGACTTCTGTTACAACTTAGGTGTAGGTAGACTACAGACAAGTACATTAAGACGAAAGATTAATGAACAAGACTGGGCAGCTGCTAAAGATGAACTGAAGAAATGGAATAAAGGTGGGGGTAAAGTATTGGCTGGTCTTGACAAAAGACGCAAAGCTGAATGTGCTTTACTTGGTACCTAATAGTAATAAAAAGGATATCTCATGGCAACACCAATTACAGACCTAGGCAAGGGAGGTCTGAACACAGACTTATCACCCTTGATTGTTTCTCCTAATGTTTTTTCAGATGTATTGAACGTTCGATTTGACGACAATGCAGTACAAACAATTACAGGCGAAGGGGCATACAGGACTGTAGCTATTACGCCTGACTACGGTATCCACTGGAAACGTCCAGACCAAGGATATAATATCTTTGCTAAGAATGGAGCTATTGTTCGAGTAGATGCAGCAGGGAATTCATCTAATATGTTTTCCTCTGCTGATGTCTTATACAATAATAGTGATTGGCAAGGAACCTTATTTAACGGTGGATTTGCTGTTGTAGTAAACAACGGTCAAACAACTCCATTGTACTGTTTATATGGTAGTGCTTCAGCAGGATCTACATTTCAACCGTTACCCGGATGGAACTATTTAGCTGGTCTTACAGTAACTGCTAAAGTAATCAGATCACTTAACTATTCTCTTGTTGCCGCTAACCTTACACTAACGGAGAGTGGCATTGTAACATATGCCCCAGGAACTGTACGTGTTTCTGTTCAGGCTCCTACAGGTAACATCCCTCAAGTATGGGCACCCGGAGTAACAACAGACACAGCTGATGAGTTTGAACTTAGTTCTACCTCTCAAATTCTTGATATGCTTGACCTCAGGGGTAGCATGTTTATTTACTCTGAAGACAGTATTAATATATTGTCTATTGGTAATGTAACTAAAGTAACTCCATACTCAAAGTCTTATGGTATCCTCAGTACAGATTGTGTATGTGAGTTTGATGGTAATCACTTTGTAGTAGACCGTAATGACATCTATGTTCATAATGGTTCAGGCAGTATTGAGTCTATTGCTGACTTTAGAATTAAAAAGTATTTCTTTAATAATTTAAATAAGAGTTATACTAATAAAGTTCATGTTGTACGTAATCCTTTCTTTAAAGAAATCTGGATTAACTATCCTAAGGGATCTGCAACAACTTGTACTGAAGCTCTGATATTTAATTATAAAAATAATACATGGACAAAGAGAACATTAGCTAATGTAACTTATACATTCAATGCTCCACAGAATGTCAGTAATACATTTAATTATGCTAAACAAGAGTTGTTGTTTACAACTAACTCAACACAAACACTTATCACAAATGATGCATACTTAATGTATAATGGTTCATCATTTGCAACATATAACTCTTATATATCTAAAAAGATTAATACAGGAGACTTAACTGGTAGTTCTCTTATCAACGCTATATATCCTATCTTTGACAAAGTATCTCCAACTGCTAGTATTGATATCAAAGCTCTTGGTCAAAATAATTATATAGATAATCCTACATATACGTCTGCTGATGTATTTACATTTCTTCCTAACAATCAAAAGTCTCAAGGATACAAGGTTGATCCTCGAGTTAACGGTCGTGTAATGAATCTATATATTACATCAACAGACTACTGGAGACTTTCTTCTCTTGCATTTGATGTACGACCAGCTGATCGGAGATAATCTATGTTTAATCCTCCTATAACAGGGAATAAAGAGCTTGATGCTTATCTGTATGACTTAAGTTTAAACTTAGATAGTACAACAGGAACAGTAGATCCTAGCCCTGATATTCCCGGTGGAGATCCAGGAACCTATACTTATCAATATATTAGTGTTAAGTATGCTACAGATAACGTAGGTACAGGGTTCTCTAATACACCTACTAATAAGACTTACTTTGGTATTTATAATAGTGACTCATCAACAGAGTCAACTAATCCAGCAGACTACACTTGGTATCTTTCAGGATTTCCTTTTGGTACTACTTACTTTCTTTATTACCTTATCTTAGGTGGTCGTAAGATTAAGTTTGCTGTTAATACTTCTCCTCCAGACTATCATTGGAAAGTAGATGATGGTACTGCTATTGACTTAGATACTATTGTACCTCCATCTACTGTTTCATTTAATGAGATTATGAATGGAGCAGTAACAGAGCTTAAGATTGCGGCTAATGCTGTAACTGCTACTAAGATTAACGTAGCGGCTCTTGACCAAGCCTTTGGTGACCTTAGACCTAATACAGTGTCTGCCGCACAAATTGCTACAGGTGCTGTTACTGAATTAAAACTTCTTGATGGTGCTGTTACTGCGGCTAAGACTGCAGTTGCCGCTATTAACCCTTCAACAGGTAATCTTGCGGCTAACTCAGTAGCGGCTAACAATATTCAAGCTGGTACAATTACTGGTGATAAGATCTTTGCTAATACTATTACTGGCGCTAATATTGCAGCGTTAACTATTGGTGCTCAAGCTATTGCGGCTCAAGCTATTACAGCTGTTAAGATTGAGTCAGGTGCAGTTACATCAGACAAGATTTTTGCTGGTGCTGTTACATCAGATAAGATTACTGTAAACAACCTTGCCGCTATTAGTGCTAACATGGGTACTATTACTGCGGGAACATTGTCTGCGGGAACTGCATTTGCAGGATCTTTAACAGTAGGCTCTAGCCCTGCCGTTAGTGGTACAACTATGACTGGTTCAGGTGCTAAGATAAATAACACAGGTACATTTGCTATTGGTAATTCATCTACTAATATTACTTATAATGGTAGTGCTATGTACCTTAATGGTAACGTAGTTTCTACAGGTAATCTTAACAGTAACTCTGTTACAGTACCTGCAAATGTTTCAACATACCTTGGTACTTCTGTCAACAAAAATGGTCCAGGAGTTTGGCAACAAATTGGTGGTGTAGCTACTACTTACGCTAGTACACCTGATGCTGTTCTTGTTACAGTATCTCTTAATTTGTTCTATACATCTGGTGCAGGAACAACTGCTTCTTTTGTTAGAGTTGTAGAATTAAATAGCGGTATTGCTACTGCTGTAAATGGTATTACACATACTAACTCTACAATTCTTTCTTTAACAATTAATATGACAGGTATTGGTAGTGGAGCAAGAACTTTTATGGTTGAAGTAGGACAAGAAACAGGTGGACCTTCTTTCATAATTGGTAATGCAAGTTTAACAACATTGGCGACTTATCGATGAACACATATTACGTACAATACAATTTAAACAATGGTAGAATCATTGGTAGCGGAGTAACACAATTAGAAGTTGTAAATTCTTTAGATAATTACTTACAGACAGACTCCTTTATTGACAACACAAAATACAAAGTAGTTAATAAAGAAATTGTTCCAATACCTGATTCTCCCGGTGATAACTACTATTACAACTTTGATACATCTGAATGGGTGTTTGATACTACTATCTTGTCTAATAAAGTTAAACAACAAAGAAATGAATTGTTAACCTTATGTGACTGGACTCAGATACCTAACAACCCATTAACACAAGCTAAACAAACTGAGTGGGAAACCTATAGACAACAGTTAAGAGATATTACTTCTCAGCAAGGATATCCCGTAACTGTAACGTGGCCAACACCACCAAATTAAATATGAAAATTATCTTACTAACACCCGATCAAACAGTACAACACTGGTCAACACTCTCTGTATTACTTCAAAAAGTAATTGAGCATGGACAAGGAGAATCTACATTAACAGACTATCTTAAAAAGATTCTCAATGAGTACATTCAATGTTGGGCGGTAGTAGATGATGAACTAAACATTATTGGTGCTGGTTTAACTCAATACTTACAATACTCTCAACACAAAACACTTCATATAATTGCTTTCTCTGGAAGTGACTTTGAAGAACAATCTAAGGTGTTCCCTACAGTGGAACAATTTGCCCGTGATTCTGGCTGTAAAGCTATTGAACAATGGGGTCGTCCAGGATGGGCAAAGGTACTACCAAAGTATGTATCTGGATTTAAAGAAGCTTACGTAGTAATGCGAAAGGATTTAGAATGAAATATAAAATTAATGGTTCTATTAAAAGGAACTACGGGGGCGGTGGTGGAGGTACAACAAGTACTATTCCAGAATGGGCTGCACCGTATATGAAGAATGTTGGTAATGCTGCTGAGAGTGCTTATGGTGCTGGTGAGTTAGGAAAAGTTGCTGGTGCATCTGATCTACAACAACAAGCATTTGGTGAAGGTGCTAAACAACTTAGTGCTACTACATCTACTGCTCTTGGTTCTTTAGGTGATCAAAATAAACGATTGTCTACTATGGCAACAATGCCTAGTGCTGAAACTTTAGCGGCTCAAAAAGCTGGTATTCTTAATGAAGCTCAAAAAGGTGTTGCTAAACTTAATACAGGATTTGGTCAAGCAGGAACATTAGGTTCTGCACGACAAGCTGTTATGCAAGGCGCTCAGAACGCTGAGACCACAGGTCAACTTGCTAAAGTAGATGCTGACTACGAGTCTAATATGTTTAAGAATCGTCTTGCCGCTGAACAAGCTCTTCAGTCAGGTGCTCAAACAGCTTCAGGTATTGCTACAGGTGGTGCTTCTAGTTTAGCTAACCTTGGTAATCAACAACGTGGTATTGACCAACAAGGTCTTGATGCTACATGGCAAGGTCTTCAGCGTTATGCTTCGACTATATACGGTAATCCCGCAAGACAACAAGCGTCTGGAGGTAAATAATGGCTGGTGATGTTGGTGGTAGCGCATCCGCTACGAAATTTTCAGGTACTCCTGCACAGAATACTGCTACAGGTAATCCTTCAGTAGGTACTCAAGGTACTATGCAAGGTTTAGGTGCAATGGGTGATGGCGCAGGAATGAATTCTGGTATGGGTGCTGGTGGTAAAGGTGGTGGCGGTATGCAACCACAAAAGACTGCTATGGGTACACCTATTGTTTATGGTAAATCTTATTTACCTAACCCAGTGTCTGGTCAACCTAATGCTGGTGTTCCTATTGACCATTGATAGAGATTAACATAAGCATTTTGATCACCAGTCGCACCTTGATCAACAAAGAATAATTGTATTTGAGAAGGAGAAGCCTGAACAACAGTGCCAGCACTATTTTTAAACCTAACAGGGACAAATATTGTTGCTGGTGTAGCAGACATTGCTGAAGGTGCTGCCCATGAAGCAAAATCACCACCGTCTGTTGGTGCAGACATTGTTACATTAGTGTACACAATATCAGCATTACCTGTAGAAGAACTTCCACCAATACGCCACGAGTTATTTACAAAACTTCCATCTGCATCTGTCTGAGCAGAAACAAAAGGTACATTAACACTGTTGTTTACTGCATAAAGTTTGGGTGTAACACCAGTAAAGTTAGGTGTTAATGGGTCTCCAGTACGAGGTACTTGAAGTGATGGTGGAGTAAAGAAAGATGAAAAAGAGTCTAATGATCCTGCATTTATTGATGTAACAATATCAGCATCAATAGCAGTACCCGGATCAACCAACCATCCAACAGCAGGTACCGTAGTTGCAACTCTAAAATTAACCTTACGACCACCTACAGACTGATACCAAAGAAATTTAGTAGTACCAAAACCACCAGTAACTTGAAACCAACGGTAGTCTGCTGGATTAGATGACTCTGTTGATGAGTCTGAATTCTTAATACCATAATAAGCTTTGTTAGTAGGTACGTTAGACATACCATCACCCAAATTATCATCAGCATATTTAACAGCAAGGTATCTATATAGATATCCTAAAAGGTTTCCATTAGCATCACTAATAACACCCGTGTTAGTATCTACTGTTACACCATCAAAAGCACCAGATGTTCCTTCTAACATAAGTTGAGAAAGAAAAGCATCTAATTCTTTATTACCCGTAATAGGGGGATTAAACATATTACCTCCGATCAGCAGGTTTAGCGTCAAGTAGCATCATAGCTAGCCGCCAATAACTTGTTGCAGTAATTCTATAGTTAAGTACACGACCATTAACTCTTGGGTCAACCTTATAGCCTTGTGACTTTTCATTGTTAGGAAGAAATGTAAATGTATCTTTTAAATCAACATTGTCTGTTGATAAATCTACATTTTTTACATAATTGTTTTGTCCTACAACTCTAATAGTAATATTAGAATCATTAGGTACAGTATCAAATATAGGATATAGAGAAGTAATTAAAGAACTTCCTGTAACATCACCTGAGTTAAGTTTCTTTTTCTCTATATAAGATGTATAAGAAGCTAATGCAGTACCATTCCACATTTGGTAAGTATCGCTTTCAACAAGTGTTGTTGATGTTGTTGTTGTAAAGTATACTACTTCTTTGCCATATTGAAATGCGTTAGACACATTAGATGGACCAAAGAAAGAATAAGTCATATTAGTAGCTTGACGTTTAGACCATGTATTATTTTTATAATTATAAATTAAAGCTTCGTTACATACTGTAGAAGATCCTTTAGGATAATTAATCCAGATTTCTTTGTAAAAAGCGTGTCTTGTTACGTGTACTTTATCAATAGCATTTTTATTTAAATTATTGAAAAAGTATTTTTTAATTCGGAAGTCAGCAAGAGAATCAATTTGTCCTGAACCATTGTGCATATAGATGTCATTACGATCAACAACAAAATGTTTACCGTCAATCTCACATACACAATCTTGAGATAGTATTCCATAAGATCTACTATAAGGAACAACCCTTGAGCCATTAACTCCAATAGACAATATACTAATACTGTCTGAGGAATATATAAACATATTACCTCTTAACTCAGCCATATCAATAATAGGGGAAGTAGAGTTAATTTCAAATTCATCTGCAGTATCGGTTGTAAGGTCTGGTTGCCACTGAGTAGGAATAGCTCCTGTAGCGGCTTGTGCAGATACTCGTACAGTACTTGGTGCATAAGTTGTTAACCCGCTAGTGCTGTCTGCAATAGTAAGGTTAGCCGCAACAAGTGAGTAGTTAAGTGATCTAACTATCTTGGCTGTAATAGTTAACTCTGGTAAATAATTCCAATTAGGAAGTGGGAGAAATGCAGAGTCAGCATTAATATCTCCATATAAACAATATAATGGTGTTGACTTACCGTTGTTAAGAACAACAGCATAACCGCCATTAAACAAAGTTCCTTGCCAGTCACTGTTTGAGTAAGATCCACTACCACTAGATAACATTGATGATACATTACCAGCAGCATCTACCCTAACAATGTTTCCATTTTTAGCAAATATATTGTAGCCTTGATCTGGGCGTCTCCAATGGATACCATAGTCAGGAGCAATAGCAACTGTTCTGTATATAGACTCACCTGTAATTGTTGATACTGCTTCATCATCAAAGCGTACATTAAGTACGTCTGTGAATGTGTTTTGAGGTACAATCATAGGAGGTAAGTCTGTATTAAGACCGCCTTTACCTAGCTGTTCGATTGGAGTTGCCATAAGATATCCTTTTTATTACTATTAGGTACCAAGTAAAGCACATTCAGCCTTGCGTCTTTTGTCAAGACCAGCTAGTACTTTACCACCACCTTTGTTCCATTTCATTAACTCTGTCTTGGCGGCTTCCCAGTCTTGTTCATTAATCTTACGTCTTAATGTACTTGTCTGTAACCTACCTACGCCTAAATTGTAACAGAAGTCAACAATGGCATTTAATTTCTTTTCATCTGTAGCTAGTACAGGACAATACTTAAGTGTTCCGGGTAAATAAGTATGGTGTAATTCTTTGAGGAGTAATTCGTAAGCCTCAGGTTCACTCATAGGAGGATCCTGAAGCGTTACTTTTTTACCATCAGCGTAATATGTACTGCCGTAACCAATAGTAGCTACGTTAGCAGGACATAAGTAGGGCTTAGATCTAAAGCCCTCAAAATGTTTACATAAGTCTGCGGCTAATGTTAAGTTCATAGTCCACGTTTGCTTAGTGTGCGATCAAGGAACCAGTAATTTATCGTGCCTGAAACAAGCGCCATGAAGTCAGGCGTCATCATTGACTTGAACACTTCGGCGGGCGCTGCGCCCGCGCCAGCAGCGGTAAACGCAAACCCGACGTGTGCTATAGACCACACAAGCAATATCCAGTACGTAGCGACAGGGCGCACACTAGCCGACAGAGCGGCAACCCAACCGCCAGCGGCTTTGACCATCTCTGTTTGCTGCTTGATCGCCGAGTCGAAAGCGGACATCACACCGGTGTCTATGGCTAGGTCGCGCTGCGCACCTATCTCCTGCAACTTGATCTCGCCCTTAACCTTCTCAAGGCCCACTTGTTCCGCAAACATAGCGAGCTCGTGCTTACGCTCGTCCTTTCGGTCGAGCCACTTCAAGACCTCCGGGGCCATGCGGAACACACCGCCTAGCAAGGAGCCAAGCACACCGCCGCCTAATAGTTCGATCATAATTTACCCCTTCGGTTTAGCCGCCATTGACCCGCACGATGGTGCATTATCAGGCCGCTCGGTAACAAGCCAATGTGTTTTGATAACGCCATGCACCGGCTTCGATGCGTGCGCCCCGTTGTCTTTGCAAATAAACTCAAGCGGGACAATTAAATGTGCCATCCCAGGCTTTATCGTAGGCGGGACTTGCAAGTTTGTTTTAAAAAGAATATGCCCTTTAGCGTCGCGCTCCATTGTTTGCATCGCCTCGCCCGCAATAAGCCGAGTTTGATTGACAAAAGCCAGACGCCCGTCTTCTCCGATTGTTTGAGGATTTACAACTACGCCACACACCCTGCCAGGCTTTTTCTCGATAACCGTCGCTGAGTTATGTAAACGCTTCGAGGGGTTCCGATCTAAGCCGTACCTCTGCCCCGCAGGGGTGGCGACAATTGGCTACGGATCCACGCACTACAGCGACGGGCGCAGGGTGACGTTGCAAGACCCCCCGGTGTCAGAGGCGCAGGCACTAACCCTGTTGATGCGCGAATTGCTTGGGACCTACGCGCCGGGGGTAATCAGACAATGCCCTGGCTTGTTGCCTCTCGCACTGTTGGAGAACGACTGGTGCAAGCTAAACGCCATCGTGGACTTCGCATACAACCTTGGAGTGGGTCGCTTGCAAACGTCAACACTGCGCCGGAAGGTAAACGCGCAAGACTGGGAAGAGGCTAAAGAACAATTAAAACTCTGGAACAAGGGTGGCGGTGTAGTTCTGTCAGGCTTAAAAAAGCGCAGAGATGCAGAATGTCTGCTTATGTAACACAAGTTGCCTTGAACTACCTTTCAAGAGTATAATTTTTCTCAGGCGCATGCTGTATCAGCGGCTAATACTATTGGAGTATTTATGAGCTATACCATGACCTACGACAGTTTGCTCG